CTGCCGTATTATTTGCACCTGTGGTGTTTGCTGTTAAAGCAGTATGACCAACTGCGGTGTTGTTAGATGCTGTGGTGTTAGCGAACAAAGCCTGACCACCAATCGCAACATTACTTGCACCTGTGGTATTTGTTCCTAAACTAGACATACCAATGGCAATATTACTGTCGGCTGTGGTGTTAGCGTCTAAAGCATAGCCTCCAACGGCTATGTTTTCTGTACCTGTGGTGTTTGCTGCTAAAGATTGATAACCAACCGCTGTGTTGTTTGAAGCTGTCGTATTTGCTGATAAAGCGCTCAATCCTAAAGCTGTATTATAATTGCCAGTTGTATTGGCATCGAGAGAATAAGCACCAATAGAAGTATTCGATGCACCTGTGGTAGTTGATAACTGAGAATAATAACCAACTGCTGTATTTGGAGTTCCTGTGGTGTTTGCGTTTAATGCTGCATAGCCGACTGCAGTATTTAAACCGCCTGTTGTATTTGCGGCTAAAGTTGCTGCACCCAAAGCAGTATTAGTCGCTCCTGTGGTATTTGCTGACATAGCAGCATGACCAACGGCTGTGTTGTTAGAAGCTGTGGTAGTAGCGTCTAAAGCAAGTCCACCTATCGCAACATTTTGAACGCCTGTTGTTAAAGCAGCGCCTGCACTATCACCTACTGCTACATTATATGTATCTGCATCAGAGGTGTAGTTAAATGCTGTTAAAGTATTTTTACCAATTGCTACATTTTTAGCGCCTTGTGTATTAGCATCTAATGCCGCATAACCAACGGCTACATTTGATGCACCTGTGGTGTTTGCATACATAGCAGCAGTACCTATAGCAATGTTATAAGAAGCCGTTGTATTTGCTGCTAATGCTTGATCGCCTAAAGCTACATTTGATCCACCTGTAGTATTAGCTGTTAGTGCTGTCGAACCAAGTGCTGTATTTTGTGTTCCTGTGGTGTTTGCTGTTAAAGCATCGTGACCAACTGCTACATTATTAACACCAGTCGTATTTGCCATCATAGTCTCGTGACCAATAGAAGTGTTGGAATAACCACTAGAATTGGCGTATAAAGCTTTGTACCCTATTGCAGTATTTTCACTGTAATTAGTATTTGTATATAAGGCTTGATAGCCTACTGCGGTTGAAGATGCTCCTGTGGTGTTTGCTAATAAAGCATCAGCACCAACAGCCGTATTATAAGAAGCAGTCGTATTCGCTCCTAGTGCGTTATCACCGATAGCGGTGTTGTCTGAGCCTGTGGTGTTAGCATCCAAAGCTGTTGCTCCGACTGCTACGTTGTCTGTTCCAGTGGTATTGTTTAGTAAAGAATTATAGCCAACAGAAACATTATTAGATGCGGTGGTGTTTGTAGCTAAAGCCTGAAAACCTATAGCTACGTTATTTCCGCCAGTTGTATTTGCGTCTAGGGAATCCACACCAATAGAGACATTATTATCTCCAGTAGTATTGGTGTCTAAAGCATCTTTACCAACGGCTACGTTTGCAGAACCTGTAGTGTTGGCTTGTAAAGCATCCACACCTACAGCAGTATTATTATCCGCTGTCGTATTGCTATCTAAAGCATCTTTGCCTACGGCTACATTACCAGTGCCTGTGGTGTTTGCAGCTAAAGCACTTAGTCCTATTGCTGTATTATTATCCGCTGTTGTGTTTGCGCTTAAAGCACTTTTCCCAACTGCTGTATTCGATGACCCTGTGGTAGTAGCGTCTGCTGCTAAATAACCAACGACTGTGTTGTTAGCACCTGTAGAATTAAGCACTAAAGCAGCACTTCCTACTGCGGTGTTTCCATTTGCTGTGGTATTTGCTCCGAGAGCATTATCACCGATAGCTGTGTTGTCATTACCTGTGGTGTTGGCATCGGCAGCAGCAGCACCTACGGCTACATTGTCTGTTCCCGAAGTATTAGCGGTTAAAGCATCTTTACCGACTGCCGTGTTGCCATCGGCTGTGGTGTTAGCATTTAATGCTCCACGACCTATTGCCGTATTATCGTCTCCCGTGGTGTTTGTTGCTAAAGCTACTGTTCCTATTCCAGTATTATCGGCACCAGTCGTGTTTGCACCTAGTGCTGCATAACCAAATCCAGAATTAAAATTACCGGTTGTGTTTGCATCTAGGGCTTGAGCGCCTACCGCAGTTACATTTGTTGCGGTGGTTAATGCTACACCAGCTTGATATCCAACTGCTACGTTGTAGGCTTCTGCCCCAGCATTTTGTACTTTAAGTGCTTCAAAACCTACCGCCACGTTGTTACCATTACCATCTTCTGTAAGAAGTGCGCTAGACCCAATCGCTACATTATTAGCCCCTGTTGTTATTGCTCCCCCTGCGTTGTCTCCAACTAAAGTATTGTCCGAGCCAGTGGTTACTGCATCCCCGGCAGCATAACCTACTGCTGTGTTGTCTGTTCCAGAACTGTTCGCGGTTAAAGCTAGTGTTCCTACTGCGGTATTATCAGCAGCCGTTGTTGCTACTAGCAAGGCCCCTGAACCAATCGCTACATTATTACCGCCCGTGGTCAAAGCTCCCCCTGCATTATCGCCAACTGCTGTATTATCTGAGCCAGTCGTGACTGCATCAAGGGATGCTTCACCTATGGCTACGTTGTCTGTTGCTGTGGTTATGGCTGTACCTAAGTTACCAGAACCTAGACCGACATTACCGGTACCACCGGTCATATCGAGGACATCAGTAACGGCAGCGCCTGAACCTGCTCCGTCAGCGACCACCATCTTAATTCCGCCATTCGGAATAACGACATTAGCGCCTGTGCCTTGAGAAATAGTGACTTGATAACCAGCACTATTTTGAATAATCCACGTTTTATTAACGGTATTCGGTGCGAGAGTTACGGTATTAGTTGCAGTGATTGAGCCTGCAAGAGTAAGGGAGTAGGCTCTGGCGGCATCTGAGGTGCCGTCCGCTATGGTAATTGTATGGGAAGTTCCAGTGATTGTTTCTGAACCACTGCCCCATGCTTCTCCAATGAGCTCTAAATTTGTGTTGGTACTCGTACCCCACGTTCCCGATTCATCGCCCGTAGCGATTTCTTTAAGCCTTAGATCGTTTACATAAGTTGCCATATTATTTCCTCATAATAAATTAAGCTGCCTCATCTTTCCAGTCTGGTGACTGTGATGGGCTAATAGTTGAATAAGAAGGTGATTGACTAGCGCCAACATCTGACCAGTTTGGTGTCTGGTCTGGAACAACCGGACTCCATACTAAAAGTCCAGTTATTTCACCTGTTCCATATAATCCTGTAACTGCAATAGTCACATGAGTTGAAGCTGTTATATCGCCCAGACTGCTTGTCATAGCGTCTTGAGTGACTGATATAATATTATTAGTCGCTAGGGTTATTGTTCCTAACGATGTTGTGCCCGCTAATCCCGTAGGATAAACATTTGCAGCAGCCGTTACAGTCTCATCACCTTGAGAGATCGTGGAGGCTGTTCCGCTAACTCCTGTAATGGCGGTACCATTGGCAATAACTGTGCCAACTGCGCCTGTTGCCGCTAAACCTGTTTCTGCGACATTGGCATCACCACTAACCGTTTCAGTGCCTAAAGCAGTGGTTCCTGCGACTCCTGTAACCGAAAGATTAGCAACACCAGTAATAGTAAGCGAACTTACCGCACCAGTAGCTGCCACTCCTGTTTCTGCAACATTTGCATCACAAGTAATGGTTAAAGAACTTACAGCACCAGTTCCCGCTAAGCCGGTTAGCTCAACAGGTACGGGATTACCCCATGTCTCAGAACCCCATGTACTGCGACCCCAGCCCGTAATAGCAGCCATTAGCTACCCTTACGCTATTCTAATAACAGCGTTACTTGCGTCTGCGGTTGGGAAAGATATGGTAAAGCTACCAGCCGTACTGGTTTTATCGCCACCGAAATCAAAAACTGCAACTGCTGGATCACCAGTAGCTGTGTCATTGAAAATCATGCAGCCTCTTGCAGTAATTGTGCAAGTACCAAAAGTCAAATCAGCAAAATCGGTAAACGCAGTGGTTCCCGAAGTGGTTGGAGTGACATTAGTTAATGCACTACCTTTTGCCGTATAGTTTGTACCTGATGCTTCCTGACTGGTACTATAAGCGGTAGTAGAAGCACTCATAGTTGCTGAACTGGTATAAAGAGCCAGATTAAAAGTATTGCCTCCAGTCGTTTTAAAGTTATGTACCGCTTGCATAAGCTCGCTTTTGAAAGAAGTACACATTGCTTGCGTAATCGCCATTATAGTCTCCTAATAATTTCCGCAAGTTCTTTATGACCTTGCTGTTCTAATTGATTGCCTATCGTGCACATATGATTTTTTATTGCTTCATGCATATAAAAGGCAATTATTTTATAGCACAAATTTTTAAAAGCGTGTGCCTGTGCTTTAATTTCGTTTGGCGCTGTATCACTTACTGAAATAATTTTATCAGTAGCCATTTCAGCTATTTCTTCTGGAGTATGCCCTCTATGATGGGTTGTTTTAACTCCTAAATTTCCTATAGAGATTGTAAATGAATCAGTTTCCATCAATATTTCTCTGGTTCTGGCGGGTTCAAATTTATATCATTCCTATCTATCATACCAACTGGTTTGTTTTTTTCTTCAGTTTCTATATCTGAAAACTTACAAACCTTTATACCAGCACCATTTTGGTAAGTAACCTTTGGATCATCTAATCTATGATATCCATACAATTTATTTTTAAACTCAATATCAGTATCTAATAAAGATGATCTTGGTGAAATTGAAACAGATATCCCTGCATCTATACATTTAGCTAACCAAAACTCAACACAAGCTCTGCCAGCCTCTGCAAAGTGCATATTACTTTTATAGGTAAAATCTACCCCAAATATTGAAACGCTCTTTACTTTTGACCACAATGCGTAAGCAATAGCATAAGGAATTGTGTTATTAAAATAAGAGCATCCTAGCTCTTTTACAACAGACTCTAATGGATATTCTTCAACAGCAGGAACCCTCTCATCTAGCTCACAAGAATAAATGGGATAATACGCAGTTGGCAAAACCAATCTCATCATTTCTGTCATAGAACCAGCATCCTCAGTGTCGAAAAAACGACTCATCGGGTCTAATATAAAGGCTCTATCTATGCGTGGCAAAACACCTATCATGGCATTTACTGCCCATACTTCATCAAACAATACACTATGAACCTGAGATAAATGAAAATCTATTTGGCTTTGTCCCATTGCAACTATTGCAATGTTTTTGTCTTCCATTTTTTTAGAAGAATTAAAGTTGTCCTGCTCTGTAGGCATCGGTTCTATCTCTGCCTTCTCCCAATATTTTAAGTCTACCTAATGCAGACTCATATCTTGTGTTATAAACAGACATCATATCTTGCTCACCCTTCATATACACATAGCCTTCAATTAGACACGCATAAAGTAATGCTGATGGAGCATTGGTTGATAGCCATGTTGTTCCAGAATCACCGCCAGCAGTTATTGAAGCGGGTCTATAAAAGTAATGCAGCTCTACATTGTAAGCAGCATCTGGCGTTGGAGCCACGATAAAATAATCATTATCAAATATGCCATAGTATTCTGGCTCACCTGTTGTAGAACTGTTTGGATATACTTCTCGAATCCAGTTTACATCCTTGTTCATTAAGAATGTTTGATTGCTACTAGCTGTATAGGATAGAGAATAAGGTGCTAAAAAATCACTCGGAATACCTAAATACTCATTTCCTGAAGATAAAGAACCTGTTTGATTCTTTCTGAACACAGGCAGTTGAACATTCTCAAGAATACGATCCTCTGCCTGCTTAATCATATCGGGCAGATAAGTAGTAAAAGAGGTCTCACTATTCTGGAGATAGTTCTGTATTAAATTTTTTAATTCAGCATAAGTCATATTTAACTCGTTGTTACTTTAAGCATTCCTATTTCGCCATTCATATCAAGACCAACTGTTCTTGATCCAACAGCAGTGACACCACCACCAATAGGATCAAACGCATATAAGCGCCTACTTTCTGCTTGAGCTTTATCAGGTCTTGGGTTCTCCAAAGAAATCGGATCATCAACAGGCATTCTGCCTAATTGATATTGAGGTTGATCCTGATCAAAACACTCTGGACAAACCAAGAATCCACTTAACCTTGTGTCAACTACTTCATCTTTTAGCTCTTTTAAATCGTAACGAAATCCACAACGATCACAAAATCCAAAAGCATATTTACCTTCTGCAAACTGTGTCATTAATTATAAGATATCCACGGCACAAAACGAAAATTCGCTTTAACCCTATCTTCCTCAGAAGCTAATTGCCATTGTTCTTCGTATTCTTGTTTAAGAATGGGCAGGCGCTCTGACACTTCTGGTCGTTTCATAGCTATATAATAAGCTAGACCAGAAACCAAAGCAGGAATAAATCTTTTGGGAACATCCATATTATTACTACCGGGTGTTCCGCTATCATAAATTTGTCTTATACGATAATAAGCAACAGTATAGGTTTGCGTACTATCGGGCACGGGCCAAAGAGTATATTGTGGGGTTGTTGTTAGTCTTTGAATCCAAATCTGTGTTGGTTGCCCTGTTTGCAATTTATTAGGTATGTCTGAATATTGTGTTGGCGATATTCTGGTCAATTGATAATCAGTTTGACTAGAGCTGTCTCCTGCATCCAAACGTAAATGCATTTCCATTAAATCAATCGTATCATCAGGCAAAGTATAGGTTGCGGTATCAGCAGTTAAAGTTTGTGTTCCACTTTCTATTGTCCATAAGTTGATTCCACGATTCTGCCATTCAAGCATCATCATATCGATACTGCGTCTAGCAGTACGATAATCATAGCCAGTACGAGCTTGTAAACCTGCTCGTTCATAGGCTTCTTCAACAATCTCACCTATATTGAGATTGAAATCATTGGTGGTTGCAATAGCCATCTAATTAACCATTTTTTCTGAACTTCTGTGGTCTAGCTGCACCACTACCACGGGCAATAGTATATTTCCCATAGGCATCAGTTTTAACTGCACCGCCTTTGGAATATCGTCTTTTCTTTGTTTTCTTTGGATTGCTTGACGTAGAGTCGTAATAACTTGGCATAATATGCCCTCCTGATTGTTTTCTTTTCGCTTTAGAATGGGCTATAGCAACAGCTTGTTTCTGAGGATATCCTTCACGCCTTAGCGTTGAGATATTCCCAGAAATAGCCTTGCTAGAACGCCCACTTTTAAGCGGCATTATTTTTTAGCTTTTTTCTTTACTACTTTTTTAACAGGAGATAGCGCCTGCATAGCGGCTTGAGCTTCTTTCTTGGTCATAAGGTTAGAATCAACAATGATGTCTTCGCCATCGACTGTTGTTGCTACCTGAAAGATAGGTTCACCACTCGGCACTCTTTCTCCATTCTGAACTACTTTGTATTTAGACATCGTAACTCCTAACTTGGGTTGGTGTAATGTTTAACCACAGTCATAATGATAGTATAACTATCACCACTGCTGTGACCAACAGTTGTAAACTGGATATCTCCAGTTGCGCCACTTCCTGCATTATCAGGAATACCACTAAAGTCAGAAAAATCAAATTCATCAGTCCAATCAGCAGGAAGCTGAATGACTAAAACATCGGTACTGGCATCAAAATATATCTTGACCCCCATACCAATATTGCTGAATGAGATTTTTTCAATGCTTACTGAGCTACAAGACATTCCTGTTACTGGATTAGTTGTTAATCCAGAAACATCAATCTTGGTGACGGCACTCTCTCCAGTACCGTCACTTACATTAGTAAACCTGAATATAGCGTGTTGCGCTCCATCTTGGATGGTTTGTGTTGCTACTGCATCAGCCATAAATTATCCCCTATTAAGCGTCAGCAAACGGTGTTACTAAGGTTCCTGAACCAAGTAGCTGTGCTGCAACATGGTATTTAGCGCTTGCCATTGCAGTAATAACTACAATACTTCCTGCTAAACCGCCTTTAGTTGTGCCGTTTTGTGTAAAGGTATCGTTAGCTGCGGCAGAAATAAAAGTTTTACCTGCTGCGCTGTCATCAATACCGGTATAAGCGCCACCGACAAATTTGTCAGTGCCATCGGTTGTGATATCCATATCTGTTGCTGCTGTTACAACAATAAAAGTGAATTGAGCGCCTAAATTACATAATTGATTTGGGTCTGTTTTATCATCAGGCTCTGTTACAACAATGCTAGGCAGAGTAAAGACTCCATCTGCATCATTACATAACAGTGCTCTACCAGCATGGCTGGCTACTGTGATAGTTGTGTTAGCTGTTAAACTAACAACGGAATTATAACCTGCGTTTATAAAACCAGCGAGTGATCTTACAGGTCCTGAAAAGGTTGATTTTGCCATAATTTCCTCCATCGGAAATAAGTCCTA